ATACCCAGCCACACAAACATGGGTAGATGCTGAGTCATACATCGGCACTATTGACTCAGGCTTTTACACGATGATTGCTTTAGCTGCTAACGCTTCTGCTAAGTCTCAGACCCTTGCAGACCAGATCGCTAACAGCGCATTGGGTCAGATCTACGAGGAAAAGGACGGGGATGTTTCCTATGACGATGCAGACCACAGATCTAACTATCTTGCAGCAAACGGCTTTACTAACATCGATGGCGCATATGCAACACCATCCTCTATCACTGCAACAACTCAGATTGCTCGCATCCGTAACAGCCTTATCTATCGATACGGAGCAGGATACGCAAGTACCTACAGCACCTCAGATAGCGACTCCATAGCCTCTTACGGCCTCTTTGAGCGTTCATTCGACTCTAACATTAAGAACCTTGCAGACATCACTCAGATCGGCACTAGAGAGCTTTTACTGCGTAAGAATCCACGCGGCTCATTAGGTGCAATTACTTTCCGCCTAGATAATCCAGACATGCCGAGCGCGATGCTTGACAGTCTTATCGGGGTCTTTTTTGGTCAGCCTATGCTTATTAGCAACTTGCCTTCTAACTTGCTTGATGGTCAGTTCGATGGCTTTGTTGAGAATGTCGCATTACGAGCAACCCCTAGCTTTGTAGAGATTACCCTCTACATATCAGCTACAGACTTTTCATTAAGCACGACACAATGGGAAACAGTATTCCCAGCCACCCTAGATTGGGATGGCGTAAATGCTATACTAACATGGACAAATGCGACAGGAGCACTAACCTAATGGCACTATCACCGAACTATGGCTGGGCTGAGCCAGATAACTCAAGCCTTGTAAAAAATGGCGCACAGGACATCCGCGCATTAGGCGATGCTATCGATACATCTGTCTGGAATGTCGGCTATGGTCAAGCAGGTAAGAATAAGATCATCAATGGTGACTTTTCTATCAATCAAAGAAGTTTTACTACTGACACTATTGGCGCGTATGGCTTTGACCGCTGGACTTGGGGCTCTTCTGGTGCAACTGGTACTTACTCAACTCAAGCGTTCACGGCAGGTGCAGCCCCCGTTGCAGGTTATGAAGCAACAAACTTTGCGCGTGTAGCTGTTACAACTGGCAACGATTTCTGCCGATTGATCCAACGCATTGAATCAGTTAGAACTTTCGCAGGACAAACTGCAACACTTTCTTTTTGGGCTAAGGGAACAAATCCAACAACAGCAGGAAAACTTAATGTGAGATTGCAACAAAATTTCGGCAGCGGTGGCTCAGCCTCAGTAGATACTGCCGAGCAAGATTTAACATTAACTGCTAACTGGGTTAGATATAGTTATACCTTTGCTATACCTTCAATTTCAGGTAAAACTATTGGCACTGCAAGTTACTTGGAAGTAGGAATTGGTCAGTTAGCAAATGCTTCAACTCAATCATGGACTTTAGATCTATGGGGTGTGCAGCTTGAATACGGCTCAAAGGCAACTCCATTCCAAACTGCAAGCGGTGGAAGCCCACAGGCTGAGTTGGCTATGTGCCAGAGGTATTATGTTCGCTGGACTGGTAATGTTGCTTACAGCGTTTTTGGAACAGGTATTGCTGCTTCGACAACAGCGGCAGTAATTAACATACCTACGCCAACCACGATGAGAACTAATCCAACGACACTTGATTTTTCTACACTTGGTGTTGCTGAAGGCGGCGGTTCAGTTATTGCTGGAACTTCGGCTACTTTTAACACAACAAACGACAAAATCGCACAAGTGCAAATCGGAGTTGCATCGGGTTTAACTCAATTTAGACCAGTTACTTTATACACAAACAATTCAGCAGCAGGATTTATCGGATTTAGTGCGGAGCTATAAAATGGAAAATGTAACTTTTATCAAAGTCGAGACATTAGAAGGCGTACAAGAACACGCAATGATTGACCACGGAGACGGGTCATTTACATCAATGCTAAAATCACATTACGAGGCTATGCAAGCAGATGAAGCCTCAGCTAAGTAAGGCTGCTAAGCAACTACGCGAGCAGTTCGATGACTCGTTCCCAGATCGTGACCGCACATCGGATGGCTGGATCGGTGACACAAGACACGCTGCTCGCAAGTCTGATCATAATCCAGATGAGCAAGGTTGGGTTCGCGCCATTGATGTGGACAAAGATTTATTCAAAGGCGGAAAGCCCGACATCATGGGCGATCTTGCTGATCAGCTTCGTACCTTATCCAAGGCAAAAGCAGACAAGCGTATTGCTTACATCATTTACGATGGACGAATCTGCTCGCACATCCTCAACTGGAAGTGGCGCAAGTACACAGGGGCTAACAAACACACTAAGCACATTCATGTTAGCTTTAAGAAAGAAGCTGACAATGATGGGGCTTTTTTTCAAGTACCTATGTTAGGAGCAAGTAATGAATGAACTAAAGACAGCAGCAGGATCTTGGGCTAGAGCCTTCTTAGTAGCAGCAATCTCAATGTACGCAGCAGGAGTGACAGATCCACAGGCACTTATCGCTGCCGGTATTGCTTCAATCCTTCCACCTGTACTGCGCTACTTATCTCCTAATGATCCTTCTATGGGCATCAAGAAGTGACACAGAGCGACTTCTTTACGCTCTACCTTGCCACTATCGCAGCACTCGGTGGCTTGTCTGGTTATGTAATTACTCATCTGTTGTCTGAGATCAAAAGACTCAACACGCGAGTCGATGAGATCTATAACATATTACTTGACAGGTAGCATTGTGCCATGGCAAGAAAAGCAACTAAGGCATTAGAAGAGCAGGGCTACTCAAAGCTTGATGCTTATTGCATTGGGCTTTATGAATACTTCCTATCGTTAAAGCGAGCAGGTTTTGCAGAAGACATAGCCATGTTCATGATTACAGAGCCACAGGCTTACCCTCATTGGATTCTGCCTGATCAAGTACCGCCTGAGAAGTTAGGCGATTACGAAGATGAGGATGACGATTAAGCGAATAGTCGTAGTAAGTGACCTTCAAGTTCCTTATCATGACAGGGTTGCTACTCGGAACCTTGCAAGCTTTATCTCTAAGTTTAAGCCTGACCAAGTAGTCACCATTGGCGATGAAATAGATTTACCTCAAATCTCGAAATGGGAAGAGAATCGAATGGGCTCTTATGCTCAGACCCTAGACGATGACCGCAATGAAGCAGTGCAGCTTCTCTGGGATTTAGGCGTTACAGACTGCCTTAGATCTAATCACACAGACCGCCTGTATAACATCATCATGGCTAAAGTGCCTGCATTCGGGGCATTGCCAGAGTTGCGGTTTGAGAAGTTCATGAAGTTCGATGAACTAGGTATTACCTTCCACAAGAACCCTATGCCTATTGCACCTAACTGGATTGCAGTACATGGAGACCATACCCCTATCAAGCCACATGGGGGCTTATCAGCCCTAGAAGCAGCTCGTAGGCATGGCAAAAATGTCATCTCAGGTCATACACACAGGGCAGGGCGTTCAGCCTTCTCAGAGGCTTCTGGGGGTCGTATAGGGCGTGTCTTGCATGGGGTCGAGGTCGGCAATCTCATGGACTTTAAGCAAGCTGCGTACATGAAGGGGGTAGGCAACTGGCAACAGGCATTCGCAATCATTTATGTCAACAAGTCTAAAGTTCAGGTAGATTTAATCAACATTGAGAAGGACGGCACTTTCATAGTGTCTGGAAAGTCATACGGCAGACCTAGATAATCGTTATCGTTTCGTTACACAATGTAGCCACAATGTAGCCACAGTTATGCCACACTAATTCTGTAAGCGATCGAGGGCATCGCTACGGATAGGTACAAAATGTTAATTACAGAGCAAGACTTCGATATGTTAAGCAATACACAAATGCAGTGGAATGGCTACGATTGGGAGATTCAAGCCGATCGCTTCGAGCCACATGTAACCTTTGAGCATCTGTGGGCGTTCTGGTTCGATAATCGCACAGCTTTGATCCTAGCGCGTAACTTCCTTATCCAACGTGAGATCAAGTTTCAGGAAACATACGACACAGCTATGGATCAATTTGTCATACTAACCGATTACGCTGTCACTGAATATCAGGTTGCATAATGGCAACAATCGAAATCTACGGGCCGGTTAAGGTTGAGAACTACTACTGCTGCTACTGCGGCTTTGATATGACAATCACGCAGGTATGCACAGACTGCAACGAATACAAAAGCGCAGTTACATTACAGGAATACATCGAAATGAATGGGCGCTATCCTAAGATGAGAGTGGTGAAGTAATGAATAACTTAGACAAGCTTCTACTGATCTGTCTTATTGGGTCAATGATTGGCATGGTCATTGTAGCTATTGATGCCTATAAGTTAGGCAAGGAACGTGGTATCCGAGAGGGTTGGCACAGAGGTCGATCCATTAGCAGACAGGAATTTTGGGAAGAATGAAATATAAGGAGATCTTACAAAGTGCAACAGACATCGTTCAAGATCGTGGTCTTAACGACTACGGCGCACCTGAAGATAACATGCAACACGCCGCAATGCTCATCTCAGCATATTTACAAATGCCAGTCACAGACTATCAAGTATGTGCCATCCTTGCGCTCGTCAAGATCGCTAGAGCATCTACAGGAAATCCAGAGAAAGCCGATAACTACATCGATGGAGCAGCTTATATCGCTCTAATGGGGCAACTGGCAACAGAGGAGAATGAGCTTTATGTTTAATTTATCAGAGTACACAACTGTCCGTGAGCGTCTTATTGAGTTTTGGAAAAGGTATCCAAATGGTCGTATTGAAACTGAAATTCTTGAATGGTCTGATCACCGCTTTATCGTGGCTGCACGCTTGTATCGAGAAACCACAGATGAAAAGCCATTCTCAACTGGTCTTGCGAATGAGGTTATTACGGACAGGGGCGTCAATAAAGATTTTGCTTTGGAAAACGGGGCTACTTCGGCTCTTGGTATTGCATGCGGTCATGCGAACATCGGCATCGACAAGCACAAACCAAGCCGAGAGGAAATGACTAAGGTCGTTGCTACAAAAGTAGTAAAGCCACCTGTTCAAGAGGTTAAGGCAGACGATCAGGACTATTGGACTACGCCTGTAAATGATTATATGAAGGTGGTAGATGCACCGGTAACGCTTGAGAAAGCTATAGAAACTGTCACAGACATCATTGGCACGCCTGAAGCGGCTGAAGTACCGAGCTGTAAACATGGAAGCATGGTTTGGAAAACTGGACATTCTCAGAAGACCGGTAAGGATTGGGCAGCTTATCAATGCACAGCTTTAGGACATGCAGGATATGAAGGCAAGTGTCCTGCTGTTTGGTATGAATTAAACAACGCAGGAAAATGGCAACCACAAAAGGCAAGGGGCTAATCATGGGTCATGTAGAGTATTTTGATGAAACAACAGGTGCATGGACTAATTTAGAAGATGTACCGCTGTTTGACACTATTAACTGTCAGCTTTGTAATGAACCTACAGAAGCACAGGATATTGTTGCAGAGATTAAATTTAAAGATGATCAGCCTATTGTTGGGGCATGGCAATGCCGCAAGTGTAAAGCTGTTAATGGCTAGTCAAGCAAGGAAGCACAGAGGTTTCCGTACAGAGCGCGTAGTGGCTGAGTACCTATCGACTTGGTGGCAAGGCGCAACTGTCGGAAGGGGTAGTGGCAAAGATATTGTCAATGTACCTTTTGATGCAGAAGTCAAAAGTCGTACAGCATTTCAGCCATTGGCTTATCTGCGACAATTAAAAGCTAGAACCGACAAGTCGGGGGAACTTGGTTTTGGAATACTCAGATTAAATGGTCAAGGCGAAAGTCCGGAAGATTACGCCTGTATCATTAGATTGGGTGATCTTTTGCCACTACTCATATTAAAATATGGTCATCTAGACAAAGAACCTACTGAATCAGACATAGACCGATGTTCTGGATGTGGGTCATACATGATAAGGAAGTGTTTAACTTGCCATCCTATGATTACAAATGCACACGATGCAATCTTAGTCAAGAGATCTATCACGGATGGCACGATAGACCAGTAATACCATGCACCTATTGCAATGAACCTATGATTAAGTTGATTGCTCCAGTAGTTACACACTTCAAGGGCAAGGGCTTCTACTCAACGGACAAGTAAGGAGAGCCTGTGGATAACTTTAGACACGCCGCTCTGACCAGCACTTATAGTAATGTACTTGCATCATCTGATACGCTAACGGCGCAGAGCCCCTCAAGGGCTCACCGCAAGCCCCTTAGGGGCGTAGCTTGCGGGGTGCTAGTAGCTATTGGGATAGCTCTATGCATAATGCCTGATGCAGGTGGATCTAAACCTAAGCAATATGTAAGCTATAAAGAATATGCATTACATCTATTACATTATGATTATGTTCAATATAGATGCTTAGCAAAGCTCTATGGTAAAGA